GTATCTGGAATCCCGTGTATCCGAGCTGACTGTGAAAGCTGCCATGTACAAGATGGCCCTGAAAAGCCTGAGTGGTAGCGGAGAACCCGTCGAGATGTAATGTGAAGGATTACCTGCCCTACGGGGCAGGTAAAACTGAGGGGGTGGTATGAGCCAAGCAGAAAGAAACAAATGGGAATTTGGTTGGGTAGACCCTACTACAATGCTGGAAGTACACGACCCTAGAAGTTTGGGTTGGTCAAACCCCAATGCGCCCGGTTTGGATATACTTTCAGTGACCTATGAAGACCTAGATGCCCAAGACGTAGCTGCGCTGGACGAGTCTCCCGGTGAGGTATTTGTTGCGGGAAGCGATCTGGGTATATTCCCACCGCAAGAAAGCCCGGGGCTAGTAGGCACAATAAAGAACGCAATCAATAGGAGCCTTGATAATGTCAAAGCACTTGTTAAACATAAATGAGATAACGAACGAGGCCCTGCGGGCGTTGGAAGACCAGCTTAAATTTGGCGACTCTCTTTTTGGCCCTGCCCCGATGGCACGTGAAGGTTCAGAAGTAGACTACGGGATAAACCGAGAGCAGGATGAGATGTGCGTAGAATACGAAGACCCCGATGCCCAAGAGGTGGTGGGGGATGAATCGGACGGGCAGGAGGGCGTGTTAAAATGGTGGCCGTGAGTAAAACCAAAGGAGGTTAATTATGAGCAAGAAGATTGTAGCGCCCGCATTGCGGGAAAAGAAAACTGGCATCGTTATTGAAGCCCCGAGCAAAGCATGGGCACATGACCAAGTAGAAGCGAAGGAGCACATGCCCGATAAGAAGGTGAAGCGGGGGTTTATTACCAATGAGGACAAGTTCGTAGGACGCAAGAAAGCTGCCAAGATTGCCAAGAAAGCGGGGCAGATTAAGGACGGAAGCATTAAGAAGTTACACAGTTCTGACTTGCGTAAGGCTGCCAACATCAAGAAAAAGGAGATTAAATAAAAGTGGATAAAGAGGATTTACGTATCCTGTTCGCTGCGTTTGCTATGGTAGGGAGAGACTGGGGGCGTTATGACGAGGATGACATCGGAGACGTTACCAAAGAATGTTGGGACGTAGCAGACGCAATGATACGGGCGAAGGATGGGAGAGACGAAGGTGGGATCACCACCATTAAGAAACGCACAAGGAGAAGCAGTAATGACTGATCGTGCAGACGAAAGACAAGTGGGTGGCACCCACTACAAAGACATGCCCGTGCAACCTTGGGATGTTATGGAAGCAGTGTTGAGCCGGGCAGAGTTTGAGGGCTTCTTGAAGGGCAATGTTATCAAGTACTCCATGAGAGCCGGACACAAAGGGGATGCTAGCACAGACCTGCAAAAGGCACGGCATTACTTACAGAAGCTGGGAGAGATTAAAAGCAGATAACGGGTAGTTTGGCTACCCAAAGGGAGAGGAAAATGAATGAACGAATAAAAGAGTTGGCTGAACAGGCTAGAGGGCAGATGGTTAGGGCAACCACGGTTGATAGTGATGACCTTTGGGATGATCATTTGGATTTTTGCGAGAAATTCGCTGAACTGATTGTGCGGGAGTGTGCCGAGATTTGTTTAAGTGATGACAGCATGAGAATTCTAAATTACTTCGAGGTAAGCCATGAATGAACGAATAAAAGAATTGGCTAAAAAGGTGGGAACTTATCACCCTACTAAAGATGCGATTGCGTTGGTCAATGAGGATATTGAACAGTTCGCTGAAATGATTGTGCGGGAGTGCATTGAGGTGATTGGTGATACTGCCGCATCTTGTCCAAATGGCGAATATGATTTGGCAGAAAAAGACTTTGTTACCAACATCTTAAATAACTTCGGAGTTAAGCCATGAGCATTGAAGCTATGACGCTGGCGTTGGAGGCTTTGGAAAATTTTTGTAGTGAATCATGGGGGCCGGGGAAAGATGAGGGAGAAGAAGCCATCACCGCACTACGCCAAGCTATTAAGAATCACAAGGAATGGGTAGGGCTGACGGATGAGGAGATTGATACTTGGGACATAACAGGTCATGAGAGCCTCCGTGAATTTGTCCGAGCAATCGAAGCCAAACTAAAGGAGAAGAATACATGACTATTTCAAGCAAAATGCGTATCTACCTAGACCAGCTTGCACAGGAACTCAAAGACCCACAGCACCATGCACCGGGGAACTATGACACTTGTAAACGGGCAGTTGCTTACTTGGAGGCACTTTGCCAAGAAGCTGCCGGAGCTATTGAGGATATTTTGAAGAAGGAGAAGAACCATGGGAGTTAAAGGATCGTGGCAACGACCCAAGCAGGTTGACGAACAAACGTACAACGATAATTGGGATAAGATCTTTGGGCGTAAGAAGGAACCAGAACCAAAGGAACAACCAGAAAAGGAGAAAGCCGATGAGCAATGATGCGATAGTCGCAATTATTTTAGGGGTGGTGGTTGCGGTTATGGTGTTAAAGGTGTATCGTTTCATGGCCAATGAACAACCACCGGATACCCATGAAACCCGAACAGAAAGAGAAGATGAAGCAGGCTTATGAAGATTGGAAAGAGTCTAACCCCAAGAGCACTACCAGCTACGATTCGTTCTGGGCTGGATGGGAAGCTGCCAAACAACGTAAGACCAAAGAGAAGAAGTAATGGACACCGCCATTAGACGGTTGGCCGAAAGGGCCGGACTTTGTCAGGTGACATTCACCGTAGGGTTCGGGCACATAATGCTGCAGGCAGAACAAGATCAACTAATAGATAAGTTCGCTCGCATGGTAATCCAATACGCTAAGGAGAATAGCGATGACTCAAAAGAAGACTGTAGCTGAAAAGGCTACGAACGAAGCAAAACCGAATCCGTTTGCAGAGAGCACAAACCCTGCGGACACTCCTGTTAACAGCCATACTAGCGACAAACGCCGTAGTGTGGTGGGTGCGATACGCTCATGGGCAGCTGCTCAAATACGGAAGCTCCGGGCGAAGCGGGCAGAGGACGCAAGAAAAGAAGCAAGAAAGGCTGCCGGGATAAAGAAGGCCCCGGCCCAGAAGGGGGTGTCTCCGAAGAACAAGTTATCCCAGATTCCGGTGACCGTCCTCCACCCAGTTATCAAGCCTGTGAAGCCCAAGGTCGAACGGACTCTACGCCCACAAGAAACCCCCCGAAACGGGCCACCCCCATGTTTTGAAAGTAAGCAGCAGTGGGGGGACTACCGGCAGTGCTGGAAGAAAGAGATAGCAGCAGCAAAGAAAGCAGCTGACAAGGCAAAAGCTGCCGGGAAAAAGACTCGGGCCCCTAGCGGGATTAACTACTGCGAAGATTGTGAGCCCCACTACCAAGAGAAGATGGTGGGTGAGAAGCGGTGCCTGCACCCGGGCGTTACCTTTAAGATTGACTCCGACGGGTTTATTTGTGGTGTGCGCCCCCCGTACCGAGATGTGGACAAGACCACCGGCAAGCCCATACCCATTAGAGTTCGGGTACGCCCCAAGTCGAAAGCAAAAACAAAAGCAACCCCAAAGGCTGCACCGGCAAAACCAAAAGCCAAACCAAAGGCTAAAACAACTGGAGAAAAGAAATGAACACGACCACACCTAAACAAACTGACGTAACCATTCGGTGGCGCTTAGCCGGGTGGGTTCCACCCAGTGAACAGGAGGGCTATCAAGCCAAGTGCAAGGAGTTCCGTGAGTCGATGCCCACACGTTGGGTGGACTACGTGACCAAGACCGTACAGATAAAGGCCCCTGCATGAACCTGATTACGCTTGACATGGAGACCTACTACGACAAGGCCACGTATAGCCTGTCCAAGATGACCACGGAAGAGTATGTGCGTGACCCCCGGTTCCAAATTATCGGAGTGGCAGTCAAGCTGAATGGTGGCGTGACCGAGTGGGGTAGTGGTACGCATGAGGATCTGCAGAGCTGGTTGGCCCAGTACCCGTGGGATTCGTCCATGATGTTGGCGCACAACTGCATGTTCGATGGGTTCATCCTGTCTCAGATTCTAGGGATAAAGCCAAAGGCATACGCAGATACTCTATCTATGGGTAGGGCCCTGCATGGGGTTGAGGTGGGCGGTAGCTTGGCTTCACTGGCGCAACGGTACAATCTGGGTGAGAAGGGTACTGAGGTGCTGGCAGCATCGGGGAAGTATCGGCAGGACTTCACACCAGAAGAACTTAGTCGGTACGGGGATTACTGTATTAACGATGTAGAGCTGACCTACAAACTGTTCGATGTAATGGGTAAGGGATTCCCGCCCAAGGAAATGAAGCTGATCGACTTGACCCTGCGTATGTTCACTGAGCCGAAGCTGGACTTGGACTTGACGCTGTTGGAGCAACATCTCTACGACGTGAAACAACGCAAAGAGGATCTGCTGCAACGCTCGGGGGTATCTAAAGAAGACCTTGCTAGTAACCCGAAGTTCGCCGAACTTCTAAGAAGTTTTGGGGTAGAGCCCCCCATGAAGATCTCACTGACCACGGGTAAAGAGACCTTTGCGCTTGCCAAGAGCGATGAGGGGTTCAAGGCATTGGCTGAGCATCCTGACGAACGGGTGCAGGCGATTGTAGCTGCCCGACTTGGAACCAAGTCAACCTTGGAAGAGACCCGAACCCAACGCTTCATTGGGATTGCGAACCGTGGCCTGATGCCAGTACCCCTTAAGTATTAC